AGTTTAAACCCATTTGATTAGCAATGTTTGCAATACCTTTTACAGCCAGTCAAGTATACTCACATCTAGGTCTTTACCTACAGCCTATCGAAAAGTTAGATCCACTTACCAAAGTTCAATACGAATCAGCAGAAAAATTACGTGATATAATCGCTCAGTTATCCCGTCGTTCAGGCGGAATATCTTTGAGGAAGAATTTGATCCGTGATATCGCATGTGGCCATAAACCCAAACTGAATATACCATCATTAACACATCAAGTTCGACATAATCGTGAATTTAAGCATGGACGATCGCAGTTTATTTTGGTTGATTCTAATGGCAGTGATTACTACGATGGGATTTTCGATGATATGGTTCTTATACTACAATCAAATTTTGTACTACCTAACGTCCCAGGAATAATCTCAGAACAGCTCAGACTAATCGTGATTGACAATGATTTTTATTTGAAGCACATACCATCAGAGATAGCTATACTACGCGATGTTTTAAGTGAACATATGGTTAAATTTTCTATCGACGGTGTATCATTAGAAGACCCTTTCATTAGTAAGTTTTTTAGGAAGCCCTTTGTATTATATGATCACACAAAATTCAAGAAAATTGATCTAACAAAAGTCGTGTTGATTAATAAGACAGGTAAATCTAAAGCCCAAGTCATTGATAAGTATAAATTAAATGATGATGCCGTATTTATTAACTATGAAGTATTTGATGTTATGCTACAACCAACAAAACGTAGAGATGGTGATATTGAACAATTTATTAGAATGCGAGGTGATATCGAAACATGGAAAGCAAAGATCGGTACTACTTTTGAAGACAATCTGCTGGAATTATTCGTGCATGGCGTACCAGTAATGAATAGTACGTCTCAGTTGCAGTTGGATTTTCAAATTTCTGATATTCGCGTTGCCAGTGTATTTGATGACCAAATTGTTTGTGCATCTAAACTCAACAGCCTACGTGAACAGTGTTTAACAGAATCTTCACTTATAAGAGTTAATATTATAGGACAAAAAGGAAGTGGAAAATCGATGCTTATGAAATTGATCAATGAACGTGGAATTCCAGGTATAAGTAGGAGAATAATTTGTATTGATTCTGACGCATATGGAAAATGGAGGACACAAACGCAATATATAGACAACAAATTCGAGGCATTGAAATTAATTAATGTTGATAATTTGTATGAGATAGCGCGAGACGATAGTGTGGTTTCATTTTACGAGCAGTTTATTATAGATCAACTATTATCACATAATATTGAGATATCAGAACATACTAATAGTCTTCGATTTATTAAGCAATTAAAAGTAGATATACTTAAGGATATTGGACGTAAATTTAAGGAAATGTATTTAGCAGATTTTAAAGAACAAGGGCAATTTTATGAATATTTATGCGGTAATATGCCTGAACCTAGTAACACACTATTAATCACATTTTTGCACGCAACAGTTGAAACTTCAGCAGCTCCAGGAACTAACATGAATTTTTCACTTAATACTATATTGTATCCGTTACAAAGCATATTAAATCGTAAGCGTGGAACCTTAGTTAACTTCATTCTCAATCGGATCTACGATGAGATGGGTACGGAAGCGTTCACTAGACTACGGCCTTGTGATGTATGGAAATAGATCAGAGTGAATTAATTGACACCTGTAGTGGTCTTGTAAAAAAGCGGTCAGCGGAAGCATCGGGTGCGACATAAATTCCAGACGTTTATGCCGGTGTGGAAGCACTCCAACTTGGGTTTTGATACTAGT